GCCAGCGGCTACACAACGGACACGTCCACCACCGACACCGGCGACCCGGAATTCTAGAAAGGACACCCTCATGGCAAAGAAAAATGACTCTGGACTTGTCCAGGACGCGCTCATACCCGACGAAATGAGCCCGCTGAGCCTGCTGGACTTCAACAGCTCGTGCGCGAAGATCAAGCAGGCGGCCGTGGACTTCCGCCGCGCGGTCAACCACAAGATGCAGCTCGAAACCAAAGACGCCTACCTCGACAAGTTCCACCAGATCGACCCGTACACCGAGGCCGTGTACGACACGGACGCGCTCGCGCAGCACATCATCGACTGCGCCGAGGTCATCAACCGGCTGCTCACCTATCCGAAGGACGCACGCCGCGCGGTCCTGTACGACAACCTCCACGACAGCCTCGCCACGTTCGAGGAAAGCGCGCCCGACTATCCCGATCCCGACGACGATGCTGACGAGACCGACAGAGGAGAGGCCGTCGATCCGACCACCGGCGAGATCAAGTAACCACACATTGAGAGAGGCTTATATGCAGCAGGCAAACAAAAAAGCCACCCGCAACGGGGTGGCTCAGGAAAAGATGTGGTCGATATCAGCGCTCCGACGTCTCATCGGTCGGCACGACGTCTATGGTTTCTGCGTCCACATACGCCATAAAGCCGTCCGGCACTCCGTCATTGTCGTTGACGCACACAAATTCATCGTCCTCACGATCTGCCGTCAGTTCGACGAACTTGCGCAGCTCACCGAACGTAAGCTGCTCGAAATCAATCGAGACGCACATGCTGTACCGGGTTTTTCCCTCGTTGCTCATGCGTCGATTATCGCACGGTTGGGAGGTGTGTCATGTCGGTGAGTGTCGACAGCACCTTCGCGTTCGACCCGAACGTGCAGGACAGCGGCATGGCCGCGCGCGGCCTGTACGTGACGATGGTGACGTGGTGCGACCACCAGATGTACACAAGACCCGATGAGTTCGACGGCACTTTCGACCTGAAAAGGGTCAAGAACGTGGGCGGAACGTTGCGTCTCGTGCGCGAACTCGTGGCAAACGGGCTCTTCGAAGAAGTGTCCGAGGGCGTATACACGGTCGTGACCCGTCGCGGATTGGCCGTGTTCGGAAGCTTCAAGAACCAGAAAAAGCCATTGACCCCGGAGGAAGCGGCCGAACTTCACAACAAGAAAGTCAACGCCGGACATGCGGGAGGAAAAGCATCAGGCCTTGCAAGACAAGCGAAAGCCGAAGCAAAGGCGAAGCAGAACGCTTCCGATGAAACGAAGCAGACTGCTTCAACCAACGTGAAGCAGAACGAAGCAGACGCGAAGCAGACTGCTTCAACATCAGGGAAGCAAAACGCAAGCACTACCATACCTAACCAAACCATACCTATTTCCTCCCCTAACCCCTCCGCGCCGAAAACCGAAGCAGAACCGAACCGGGTGCCCCTGGCCCAGCTCGAAGACCGGATGCTCGCCGACCCGTTCGCCACGGCGTGGAACGCCTACCCACGCCACACCGGATCGCGACGGGAAGCCGAGAAAGCGTGGGCCGCAGCCGTGGCCGGGCACGACGGCACGTCCGCCGTGACGGAAGCGCAGCTCATCGGAGCCGTCATCGCCTATGCCAAAACCGTGGACGACCCCAGATACGCGCCCAACATGAGCCGATGGCTGCGCCAAGGCGCATACATGGACACCATGCCCAGCCAGCCGAAACCATACCGGCACGCACTGCCCGACGGCACCGTCATCGACGACCGGTGGATCACCGGCCACATCCGGGACCACGTGCCCGTAGGCACCTTCACCGACGCGATGAGAGCCGACTTCTGGGCCAGCGTCAAAACCGGCATCGACCCGGAACAAAAAGCCAAGGAAATCATCAACGAATGCCAACGAAAGGCCAGCCGATGAGCAGCAAGCCAACAGCCGAGACCCGCAGAACCGTACAGAGGCGAGACCGATACCGATGCGCCATGTGCGACCGGGAAACCGGCAGCCACTGGAGCGGCGACAGCATCCACCACAGGGAACCGCGAAGCCACCCCTTCGACCGGCTCCACCAACCCGAAAACCTGCTCCAACTCTGCGGCAGCGGCACCACAGGATGCCACGGATGGGTACACGCCCACCCCGCACGCGCCTACCGGCTCGGCTACCTCGTCCACACGGGCAAAGACCCCGCCACCATCCCCGTCTACTACCGCACAGGCGGCTGGCAGCAGCTCAACAAGGACGGCACCCGCCATCCCTGCCCGCCACCCGAAGACCTCCCCACCCACATCGACATCAAGAAAGGCGACCAATGAACACCCAACACGACATCACCGTCAGCGGCAAACCCCTCAACCCGCCAAAACCGCCAGCCAAACCCCACATGCTCCTATGGATCGACACCGAAACCACCGGCATCGACCCCAATCAGTGCGAACTCCTGGAAGTCGGCATGCAGGTCACCGACCTGAAAGCCCAGACCCGAGGCGGCAGCCTGCACCTGATCGTCCACCCCGACAACGTGCGCAACTGGGCCAACCACCCCGAAATGCTCAAAGCCTACGAAATGCACCTCGCCAACGGGCTCATGCTCGCCTGCGCCGAAGCACCCAAGACCGGCTACGACTACAAGCACACCGCGCTCAACATCCACGAATTCCTCAACGACCAACTCAGCCAATACACACTCCACCCCGCAGGAACCAACGTGGACTTCGACCTGCGCCAGCTCGACGTGCACCTCAGCCGCCACCTCGAACACCCCATCACCCAAGGACTCCACCACCGAAAACTCGACCTCACCAGCTTCCGCCTCGCCGACCAAGCCATCGGCGGCAACCCCTACCAAAACCACGCAGGCACCCACCGAGTCCAGGACTGCATCCGTCGGGACATCAACGACTACACCGCCTACCTCGACATCATCCGAACCGGCACCCAAGGAGACAGGCAATGAGCTGGATCAACGACCCCGTCAACAGCCCGAAGCATTACACCGACTCACACCCCGGCATGGAATGCATCGACCTGACCGCCGACACCACCTTCTGCCTTGGGAACTGCTGCAAGTACCTGTGGCGCTACCACAGCAAGGGCCGGCCCTTGGAAGACCTCGAAAAAGCCCGATGGTACCTATGCCGAGTCATCGACTACGGCGAAAAGATCGCGTGGACGCGCCAACAGTACGACATACTCACGGCACTCGTCGCCCACACCGTCGGCGTCGAAGCCAGAACATGGGCAAAACTCAAGCAAGGCTACCCCGACTCCGCCCTCGCCCTCATCGACGAACTCATCAAACGGGAAAGAGACAAGCAATGAACACACGCATCTACTGCATCACACGAGACCGCAACGACTACACCGCCTACCTCGACCGCATGCTCAGCACCAACCAACCAAAGGAAACCCGATGATCCACCCCGAACTCAACATGGACACGCAGCCACCCGAACCCAAAAAGACATTCGCCGAAAAACTCTGCACCGCCATCGCCATCATCATCTCCATAGCGCTCGCCGCGCTCGTCGTCACGCTGGTCATCGCCTGCATCGCGCTCATCTGGAGCCTCATTCTCGAACAACACCTCATCTAAGGACCGCAATGAGCCAGAAAAGCTACTGCGACATCTGCCCCGACCACCTCATCGAACACGAAAGGAACCAACAATGAGCACACGCCTCTACTACGACCAATACGGCATTCCGACCGACATCAGCGAACTGGAGGCGTGGAGTGAGTAGTCAGTATTGCAAGCCCTCTGGCAGTGATCCGGTATGGCGTTGCCCGGTCTGCGGTCAATGGTGGCAACTCGACCTACCGGACGGCGACTTCTGGGAGCCGATAAGCACGCTCAAAGCGTTCCTGCAGTTCCACCCGAAATGGAAAGCCGAACGCAAACACCGAAAGGCCCGCATATGAGCATCGACATCACCCAACAGGCATTGAACGCGCTCGCCGACGCCGGCCTCGGCAACGACAGCCCGGCCGAGGCCTACGTGATCGGATACACCCAAGGCCATGACGATGCGCTCGCGCTCGCCATCCAGCTCGAGCGGTCCATAAACCGTAGGCCGTTCATGCCGGACGAGGCGGAACGGCTCGCCATGCGCCTGCACGAGCAGGTCGGCGACTGCCCGATTGCCCACGAGAGCGGCAAGGCCATGGACGACAGCGAGCGCGAATGGTGGGTCAATCTGGCAGCGAGCGCATGGACGCTCATTGACGGGACGGAGGAAACGGAATGAGGAACGGTAGACCATGGGCTGTGAGGATCATGCCGGCCTTCGTGTGTGTGTTTGCAGCGTTCGTGGTCGGTCACGGGCTTGGCGAACAGGCGCAGCTCGGAGAACAGGATGTGCAGACCGTCACGCAGGAGGTGCGGCAGACCGGCGACGTCAAACGCCTGTGCATGACCGTCAAGACCGGCGAGCGCATCGACGCCATGAGCTGCGAGCTCATCGACCCGCTGAGCGGAGGCGTCAAATGAGACCACGACTCACTTACGCGCAGAAGAGTGTGCTGCTCCAGCTCGTCAACCACGGCGACATGCAGCCCGCCGACGGCAACCACAAACGCACCTTCCAATCCCTGGAGGAACGCGGATACACGCAAGACGTCGGATACGGACGCTATGCCATCACCGAGGCCGGCCGTCGCGCGCTGCAAAAGGACTTGTCATGAAACGCCTGAGCATCGTCTTCACCTGCGACAGCGAACCAATCGGCCTCTACGAGATCGAACGCAGGCTCAGGACGGCGGGCTTCAAAAGGCCGCAGGCCGGTTCGATCATGGACGCCGAACAGTCCGACGAACTCGCCGAAGCCTACGAACAAGGCAAACAGGCCGTGTTCGACGCCATGAACCACTTCGACGAACTCGCCATCGTGGAACGCGCCAACCCCTACCGAAAGGACGGCCGATAACCCATGGACTGGCGACATCAGGCCGCATGCCGCGACCACGACCCCGAACTCTGGTTCAGCGGCAAACCATACGAACAGGCGGCGGCGCTCGCCATATGCCGGTCATGTCCGGTCGTCGGCGAGTGCCGCGCCTTCGCCGACGATAACGACCGGATCAGCGGCTACCCGTTGCAGGGTATCTGGGGCGGCCGCCGATACGGGGTCAAATGACGACCCAAGAAAGGAAATCTCATGAACAACATCACCGCCAACGTCACCGCCTGGCAGCTAGGCCCCGTCACCATCATGCGGGGCACCGCCACGCCCACTACGAGGGTGGCGCACCCCGAATGCTTCGGCCGGTTCACCGTCATCGCCCTATCGCCCGCCGGGGCGATTCGCAAGTGCATGCGCCGCGTCGCCGTCATGTGCGCCAAGCACTCCGCATGCGAACGGCTCGACCGGCAGGAGGCACGGGCGTGAGAGTCACCGAAGGCGTCAGGAAGATCATCGTGGAATGGCACGGCAAGGGCGTGCCGACGGAAGAGACCGCGCAATCCCTGCGCATCCCCATCGACGAGGTGAAGGCCATCATCCTGCAAGCCCACCCGGCACCAGCGCAGCCCAAACGGCCCGAATTCCTCGAACCCCGCCTGCCTGTAGTGGACGAGCCGCACGCCATGCGAGACAATAGACAGGAAAGTTAGCGGATCGTTGAAAACAAGCCGTTCCCGGCCAATCCACCACGCCGGGAACGGCCTCGGGGAAAGTAAAAGCCCCCACCTTTCGGCAGAGGCTCGCATTGACCAACAAGCGAGTATAGCACCAGCGAAGGGCGGGGATGATGGAACAACGAGCATGCGCGGCCTGCGGCAAACCAGCAGGCGACGCGAACCTGTGCAAGGAATGCGTCAAGGACTGGGCGAAACGCCTCGCATGGCTGCTGAAGGCCGGCATGCCAGCCCTCCAACATATCGCCTACAAGCAAGCCACCACCCGCGACCGCTCGCCCCGCCACGGCAACGCGGCATACGCGGCCCCGCCGGTCAACGAAGCCGCCCAAGCGCTCTACTCCGCAGTGGAAACGCACCTGCAACTCACCGGCGGCATGCTCGGCGTCAAACCGCTCGGCCACGACCGGCACGAACGGCCCCGCACCCTGAGGCAATGGGCCGACATCGCCCGACTGCTGCTGCGGCATATGGGCGATCTCGCCCGCCTGGACACGGCCGGCGGCATGTACGCCGACCTGATCCGCCTATCGGAAAAGGTCGAAACCGCCACCACGCACGCCGGCGAGCGCCGTCTTGTCGGCGTATGCCCCGACTGCCTGAACACGAAGGGGGATGGCGGCAAGCCGATACGCACGCCGATCTACGCCGCCCATTCCGCGCGGTATGCGGTGTGCCCCGAATGCGGCGCGTGGCTCGACTTGAAGCGCGTGCGGTTGGAATACCTGCGCGGCGCGGGGCTCATGCACATCACGCGCACGCAGGCCGACGCCGCCCGATGGGTGCGCGAGAACACTGGCGTCGCCGTGAGCGGCAACGACCTGAAGAACTGGCGAAGGCGCGGCAAGATGCCATCCACCCGGCATGTCGAAGGCCCCTATTGGGCGTGGAACATCATGGAACTGCTCGCCTGCGCCCAAGCCAAGGACGAGCGCGAGCGCGACGACATTTGAACCCTGACCCGATTCCGTGTTACGCTGTCGCGTGTAATCGGAGTATCAAGAAAGCCCTGCCCATATCGGCGGGGCTTTTCCCGTATTCGGGATGGTTGGCCGAGCGGTCGAAGGCACCCGCTTGCTAGGCGGGCAGGCATGACAACCGACCTCATGCTTCGCGGGTCCGAATCCCGCACCATCCGCCAGCCGCCGCCGGCATCGTGCACACCCGGCCATGCGGCACCCGAGAAACCACCACAGACAGACGCCTCGCCGACGGCTCTTCCCTCTTCTTCCCGCCGGCGAGCGCCGTCTGTCGATCCGTACAAGCGTTCGATTGGAGGCGTGCGTGGGCAATCCGCGGTACAGCAATGGCTATCGCCGCCGGCGCGAGCGCGAGCGGTGGCGGCACATGCGGGCCGACTGCTACATCTGCCATCGGCCCATCGACTACACGCTCAAGGCACCGCATCCATACAGCTTCGTCGTGGACGAGACCATCGCCCTGGCGCGCGGCGGCACGCTCACGCACGACAACAGCGGGCCCGCGCACCGATGGTGCAACGCCATCAAAGGCACGCACAGCCTGGCATGGGCGCGCGAGCGCGTCGCCCAGCTCATCGCCCAGGGCAAAGCCCCACAGCGCACAGAGCCAACCCAATCCGGGCCGATCCGATGCTCGGACTGGTTCGGGGGTGGGGAGTAGACCCCACCCGGCCCCGCCGGGGCGACCACGGGCAAAGCGCCGTTTTTCCCCCGGGCTTTTTTCCACACTTGAACGGAGGCCGTCTTGGTGTCCAGAACGTCGAAGACCCCTCGCTCGAAGAGCGCGTCGAAGTCCCATAGGGTCAGCAACGCCGCCGCCTCCGGGGATCGCCGCCGCCTCCTGGTGGCGATGCGCAACCTGATCGCCGAAAAGCTCGACGAAGGGTCGATAAGCTCACGCGACCTCGCGTCATTGACGAAACGCTTGGCGGACATGAGCGCCGAGATCGAGGCCATCGACAAGGCCGGCAACGAGCATGACCCGGCCATGCAGGCACTGGACACGGAGGACGAACGATTGGATGAACACGAGGATTGACGGGGCGAGCTGCCAGATCATCCCCGACGCCCTATACACCACCGGCGAACCCAGCCTCAACAGGCTCGCCGAAGCCACAGGCGACCGGTTCGACCCGTGGCAGCGGCAGATCAACCGGATCATCCTCGCGAAAAGCGCCGACGGCTTCTGGAGCGCCCGCAACGCCGTCTTGTCGATCCCGCGCCAGACCGGCAAGACCTACGACATCGGCTGGATCGCGATCCACCGCGCCGCCCGAACCCCCGGCTGTATTTCGTCAAGTCGGTGTTTCGTGTTTAGTCATGTATTTTTTTCGGGTTTAGGCAGTTGCATGCATTTTCCTTATTTTTCCGGTTGCGCGGAGGTGTTCCTGCCGAACATGAGGGCCTCACTGACGCGGCGGCTCTGGCCGGTGAACTCGAGGAGCCGCCCGTGGTGCACGATGCGGTCGATGATCGCTGCGGCGAGTTTGTCGTCCGCGAAGACCGTGCCCCATTTACTGAACTCGATGTTCGTGGTGAATATGATGCTCCGTCTTTCGTAGCTGCCCGCGATGATCTGGTAGAGCAGGCGCGCCCCGTCGATGTCGAAGGGTACGTAGCCGAACTCGTCCAGTATGATCAGGTCGGCACGGCCGATGTCCCGGAGCATCGTCTCGAGCGTGCCGTCGCGTTTGGCCTTGCCCAGCTGGAGGACGAGCTCGGCGGTCTGATGGAACCGCACGCCCAGCCCCATGTCGATCGCCTTCATGCCCAGCCCGATCGCGAGATGTGTCTTTCCGCGCCCGGTCTTGCCGTAGAACACCAGGTCCTGCGCGCGCGGGATGAAACCGAGCCCTAGGAGCTCATCGAGCATGTAGCCGTCGGGGAGCCTGACGTTCGTGAAGTCGTAGCCGTCGAGACCCTTGACGACGGGGAACCGGGCGCGGCGCAGGAGCCTGTCGTGCTTCGCGCGTTCCCTGTTCGCCAGTTCCGTGTCGAGCAGGCGGTGGACGGCGTCGACCTGGCGGGGCGTGGCCCAGCCGGCGAATTCGTCGATGCTCGCCTTGGAGATGAACAGCTTGCGGGCCTTCTCGTAGAGCCCTTCGTCCGTCTTCGTGTTCATCGCCCGCCTTCCTGCACGCCGACGTCCGCGGTGAACGCGATGTCGTATTCACTCAGATCCGGCCTGTCATCGTCGTATTCGATACCCGCCACGCCCTCGGCGAGCCTGGCCGCGAGCAGTGTGACACCGGCGCGGTCCGCCCCGCCGGTCGATTCGAGGATGGAAAGCATCGCCTCGACCGCGTTCGCCCACCCGGATTCCCTGTCAACGCGTTTGAGGGTCTGCAGCGCCTCGTTGCGTGTCTGTCCGTCCTGCCGATCCAGCCATTCCCGCAACGGGTCCGGCAACGCGTCACGTACCCGGCTGTTGGGCCAGGACGCGGGCTTGTTGCACAGCAGCGCCAACTGCATGGACGGGTCCTCGCTGTTCGTGCTGGCCTGGCCGTACGCCCGAGGATGGGTCGCCAGATGCTTGCCCGACGAGTCGAGGACCTCGACCTCGAGCGCGCGGAGGCCCACGATCACCCCTCTGCCCGCGTTCGCCCGGTCCGCGGAATAACGATGCCGTCCCCGGGCGCGGCCACGCCGTACCGGTCGGCCTTCATATGCCGCCACGTGACCACGTCGAAACGCTTCCCGGGCAACGGCAGCAGCGCCGCACGGTCCTCGGAGAACAGGCCACGTTCCTCCGTGTCCTTGCGGTAATGCGGTTTCGTGGCCAGCTCCAGGCACCGGTCCGGCAGCCCGGCGTTAAAGTTCTCCAGGCTCCATACGCTCGGCCGGGGCACGAACAGCTTGCGCCGCACCATGCCGACCTTGGACTCCACCGCGCCCTTCTCATGACCGGAATACGGGTTGCAGAACGAACAATCGAACCCGTAATGCGCCTGGAAGGCCTGGAACAGGTGCGTCAGGCGCGGCTCGCGCTCCCCGTACCCCTTATGGCCCACGCCGGCGGCGTTATCGAACACGATCCGCTCCGGCACACCGCCCAGCCACTCGAACAGGTTGCGCAACGCCAGGCACGTGCACTCAGCGTTCTCGCCCGGCATCAACTGCACCAGACCGACGTTCGAATACGGGAAATCAAGCACGAAATGATGCATCCGCTGCACCACGCCGCGCAACAGCACGTCGACCTCGCCGAAATCGGCCTGCGCCTCGCCTGGATGCCATACCAGATCCATGAACGCCTCATCACGCTCCGCCGCGAACTCACGCCTGAGCCGCGCCACCGCCCGCGTCACCGTGGACAGGGAGACCTCCGCGCCATGCTCGTCCCTCAACCGCTCCCAGATCCTGGTCGCGGTATGCCGCCGCTTGCGCCAGTTCGCGCGATCCTCCGCGAGCCACTGCTCGATCACGGGCAGATACGGGTCGATCGCCGACGCGCGCGGCTTTCTCACCGACGGCACGGCCGACAGATCCTCCTTCGCGAGGTACTTACGCACCGTCGGCTCGCTGACATGTGTTTTCCGCGCGATCGACGCGACGGATTCCCCGTTCCGCCGCAAACGACGGATAGACTGTACTTGGGGCATGCTGATCATAATCCTTTCCGGTCCTTTCTGGCGGAGATACAAGCACCATCCAGTTAAGACCATTCCGTGGTCGGCATGCTCTGCCTAAACCCGAAAAATCATCGTGACTAAACCCGCAACAACTAATTGAACACAAACACCC